AAACCAGCCCCTAAACCTAGCCCAGTGGCTTGTAAAGAGGATGCTAGGCGTGAAGCCTCCAGTTGTGGAGTTAATGTCCTCAGTAACTCCTGCTGAGGGGTGTAAGCCGTTGGTATAGCCTGTAATCCAAGCTGACCTAATAGGCCCATTCTACCTCTAAACTCACCCAAACCCTGTAGGGTCTGTTGAGACTGTAGGGCTTGCTCAGCACGGGCCTGTTCCATAGCAGATACCGCAGACCTAGCGCGCTGTTCTTCAATGGCTTTGCTAAGGGCTAGCTGTTCAGGAGTGCCACCAAACATAGAAGTACGGACACCACCCCTACCCTGACCAAAGAGTCTTTCTTCTAACTGAAGTTTGGCTCTTTCTCTTTCAGGAGCCTGCATAGCCTCTAGTCTTTGGAATATGTCAGCTTCTCTGCCTGCTCTTTGGGTAGGATCTTGAGTTAACATACCAATAATATTGGTTTGCTCCTGACCTCTAGCCATAGGGTCGCCCAGGAAGTCAAAAGCACCCTGTCCAAATCCAGTCAAAGACCTTTGTAATGCAGCTTCTTCAGGGCTTAGAGCTAGCTCAGTACCTGTTTGGGATATAGTGGCAGCGGAAGGCTGACCAAATACATTAGTCCCTGTGACAGTAAATGGTTTGAACTGAGACTGTCTTGCCACTTCGCCTAATAAGCCGCCTTCATAAGTAGGCAGGTCAGGTTGTCCTCCAAAAAATATGTTAGCTTCTTGGCGAGCCTGCCCAATATCCTGGATAGCGTCTTCTGTTAAAGCGCCCTGACCTATAGCTCCTATAAGTCCAGCGGCATTACTTCCTAAGAAGCTACCTATCTCGCTTGCTAAATTATCGTACCAAGCCATTAGTAAGTCCCTCCATCAATAGTGCCAGTAAATGTCCCTGTCACTGTGAGGTCAGCAGCAGTTGTAGTCCCTGTAAATGTCGGGGCAGCTAAATTAGCCTTAGTAGCTACCGCAGTTGCTATGTTATCAAATTCGGTGTTCACTTCAGTTCCCTTCACCACTTTAGCAGGATTTCCTGACACCAGGGCATCCTTGGCGGCAAAGTTAGTTGTCTTCGTGTAATCAGTCATTAGACAATCCTTCCAAGTAGTGCATGAATATTAAATTGTTGTATAGCTATGGACTTACCATCTACTGTAGTCTCTACTCCTACGGATACGACAGCACCAGAACCAGAAGTATTTATCTTCTGCCTGTTAATTAAATTCAATGAAGAAGAATACTCAGCTTCAGTGTTGTATTCTGAAATATTGTATTGGGCTGCGTTGTTAGCAGGTAAGACGTATGCCTGTTTCTTATAAGAATTTAAGTAGTCATAGGCCCAGTTCAGTACGACTGTAGCCTCCGCTCCATCAAAGGTAGTTAAATTAACCTTCTTTAGAAATTTAAGTACGGAGCTATCCCCAAATGATAGAGGATGGGAAAAGTAACTTAGCTGATAGGAACCTGTGTTGTCCTGATAAGTATCATACTTAGCGATACCATCTGCATTACCAATATAAATAGTGTCATCCACCAGATTAGTAAAACATAGTGGCGCGATGCTAGACCAAGTGGTTGCTCTATACGAGCCATCTTGCAAAGGAAATCTAGTATCAAAGACATAAACCGCTTCAAGGGACGGAAAGTTAACAAGAATAAACGCTTCTTTAGCAGAGTAATGTAATGAAATATTACCTGTTTCACTGACTACCAGATTCTTAACGTCATTATTTACGTTCTTAGATATGTCCCCAATAGGTGAGGACTTTTCCTGAATGGTTCTTGCCAGACTTCTTACGCCTGAACGGTCTAAAAAGATTAAGTCTTTACCAGTAGATGCAACAGCATCCCTAGATACACAACCTATGTTAGATATGGTATCCGCTAGGGTCATAGTAGAAGGAGAATCAGCGCCTTCGTAAATAAGAATAGCGTCCTTACCAAAGATAACTAAGAATCCATTATGAGCAGATAAAGCTACAATCTCATCGTACCCATTAGGCCAAACCTTAGATACGTCTATAGATCCTGAAGAACCACCAGTCCAAACAGTCCCATCTAATAAATCACTCCAGTAAATAGTAGACTTATCTGTGGCAAAGTCAGCCACCCAAAGCCTACCAAAACCCGCTAAAACTTCGTTACCTTGGGGAGGTGTGCCAGCAGAGCCAGAATGAGAGGACATCTTCTCAACAGCAGCAGCGGCATTAGAATAGACTAAAGGCTCCTGACTTCTTTGAAAGAAATAAGCCTTGTCATTAAAGTTAACTATCTTCCAGTTATTATTAGATACAGTATAAGATCCAGGAGTCTCATCAACTAAAGTAGTAGTGCCTGAGAATATTAAACTGTTCCCAGCAGAGAATACTTTTACATTCCCGCCTGAATCTCTAAATTGGTGTACTGCCTCTATTCCTAAAGAACTTCCTAACACGGAAGCTCCATTGGTAGACACCATAGAATAACCTTTACGCGCAGCAACCCGTCCCTCTTTATCAATAATGCAGTTATCTGCAACTGACGCAAAGGTAGGGTCTTGAGCTAACGGGGCATCTTGAGTGTTTAAACCCGCAAACCCCGGAGCCGTAATAGTTATGCTTTGTAGTTTCTGGGCCATTATCGTACCTGAAAGGTTAACTCAGAAGGATATCTGTTAGCGTCAAATGCAATAGCGTCAGATAAAGCAGTAGAGGCCACAGCGAATTGTTCTGCTGCACTCTGACCTCCAGTCTCACCCCTTTCCCTCAAAGCCATAGCGTATGCTAATTGAATCACTGGGTTAGTAGGTGCTAATAAACTATCCGAATCAGTAGTCAAATCAGTCTGTGGTTTAACAACATCAAACCTTAAAGCGTATGCCGCATCAGGCTTTGGATAAACTTGAACCTTTAAATCTCTATTAGAATCCGTCCCTACAAATGTAAAATAATCAGGAGAACCTGATTGTGGTGTAGTGTTGTAGGTTACGTTATTAAAGTATTCTTTACTTCTAAGGTGCATAAATCTTTTAGACGTAGTGTTCATTACGTCTTTTATAACAGCCAAGTCACCACTACCCGTAAGTGAGTAGGTATCTGTACCACTTACAGTGTTAACAGTTATAGAATCCCTTAAAGCAGTCCAGTCAAAAGAGTTCTCAACTATCTTTTTAGCGTCATTAACTAGGTCGCCAATCAAGGATGAGTAGTCTGTACCATTAACGGTATCTACTGTATCCTCTCTTAATCTGCGGAGGACGTTATTAATTAAGTCTAAGTATGTCATTAGAATCGCCTTCCTATAGATTGAAGCATTCCTAAAGCCTGCGCTACGTTATTTAATTCTTTAAGTTTTGGCTCAAACAATTCTCTTGAAAACATTTGTTCAGTAATTGGAGCTTGTTGAGCAAGCATCATAATAAGTCCAGACTTACCAGGTTCACCTTGTTTACCTTGAATTCCTTGTATACCTTGAATTCCTTGTATACCTTGTTCGCCCTGAATGCCCTGTGGCCCTATTTCACCCTGTGGCCCTATTTCACCTTGCGGGCCTATAGGGCCTATAGGGCCTATAGGGCCTATAGGGCCTATATCTCCTTGTGGCCCTATATCACCTTGTGGGCCAGTGGCTCCTATATCACCTTTTTCTCCTTGAATACCTTGCTCACCTTGTGGCCCTATAGGGCCTATTTCACCCTGCGGGCCTATTTCACCCTGTGGGCCTATTTGACCTTGAGAACTCGTCAAAACACCATTTTTAATACTTGTTGAAGGAAATCCAAAATCTAAAACATTTAAATCAATAAATCCTCCGAAATCAATGGAATCATCAAAAGTAATGGGCAGTTGTGGGTCAATAGCTGGGCCTTCATCTACCGTTACAACACCAAGAGCATCATTAATATCTGTTACTGTGCCTGTCGTCGTAGCCGTTGTGGTAGGCCCAATAGTAGGGCCAACAAAAGGTGCATTGGGGTCTATATCGGGTAGAGTTATAACCCCACTATCATCTACATCAGTGCCACCATGTTCTAATACTGCGCCAGTTGGCAAGACTAAAATGTTTACGCTTTCGCCTTCATTAAAAGCCTTGTTTTCAGTTCCAGTTACATCATCTACTTCTACTCTTTCCCCACCAGGCAATCTGTTTCCATCTACATCATAAGGCGCGTAAACAAACCCGCCATCTTCATATATCCATGAGTAAGAAGCAGCAGTCTCGCCACCTGTTGTTGCTGTGCTAGTAGATGTTGTGCTATCAGAAGCAGCAGCGGCCTGTGCATCTGCGGCAGCTTGTTCTGCTGCGGCTTGTTCTGCTGCGGCTTGTTCTGCTGCGGCTTGTTCTGC